CCTCGCAGCAAAGTATCTAACCCTATATCTTGGTGAGGCTGATTGGAAAGAAAAAATAGATCAACTGTTTGTTGTTCAAAAGAAGAAGTTAGGCGAAGACAAAGCTAAGGATTTTGTAAAGAAGTCAATAGCCTGCGCTTGTTTGTCACCAGTCATTAACAAATCAGCGATACCAGACGAGAAACATGTGCTATTGTTTTGGGTCAGTGGTTGGCCACAATTCAATGAACGTGATTGGTTCGGTCTTTTTAGAGACGTGTTAAAGGCAGACATACAGATAGAAAAAAACAGATCCCTTATTCTACAAGAAGGTGTATTTGACCACATAGACATTCCTCCACTTACTAGACAGGCGTACAATTGGTTGTATGAAAAGTTGGATAAAGAATCATTTTCCAGTCAAGATAAAAAAGAAGAAGCTGTGACAAAAATGAAGAACCTAATTAAGATATATGGTGGTGCAGTGATCTGTAATGTCTTTACTAATTATGCACTGAACACAGAAAAAGTTTTGAATTGGAGAAGTGGATACTTTATAGAAAGAGAAATACATAAAGTATATTCTACTGAGCAGATTATAAAAATAAAAAAAGCAGAGATACATAAAACAAACTTAAATTATATAAAGAGCATTAAATAGGAGAAAAAATGTCAGAAGAAATTGAAAACGGAAACCCAGACCTCGTACCATTGGCCAATAAAATATCATCGATGTTCTCATTTAAGTTAACGGATGATTTTATTTCTAGTTACAAAGATAAGTTTGCCCCATTTGGCTACAGAGATGCTGGAGGTAACTCAGTAGGAGAAATAACATTCCTTAGAACTTACTCTAGACTCAAAGAAGATGGGACTAAAGAAACTTGGTCTGATGTTTGTGAACGCGTTATCAATGGCATGTACTCCTTACAAAAAGATCACTGCAAGAAAAATAGACTTCCATGGAATGACGCTAAGGCGCAGGCTTCAGCTAAGGAAGCTTTTGACAGATTGTTTAACCTGAAGTGGACACCACCAGGCCGTGGCTTATGGGCTATGGGCACAAACATTGTAAACGTGCAAAAGAACTCTGCAGCTCTTCAAAATTGTGCATTTGTTTCCACTGGTGAAATGAACAAGTTTAACCCAGCAAAACCATTCGCCTTCTTAATGGAAGCATCGATGCTTGGAGTTGGCGTAGGATTTGACGATAAGGGCGCAGATAAAGACTTTACAATCTACGAGCCAAAAATTGTTGACGGCAGTGCACCTTTGGTTATTGCCGACACTAGAGAGGGCTGGGTTGAGTCAATGGCGTTGTTGCTGAACTCATACCTAAAGCCAGATCAAGAATCAATTCAATTTGATTACTCCTTGATAAGACCGCTTGGCACACCGATTAAAACATTTGGTGGTGTAGCTGCAGGTCATGAGCCACTAGAGAAGCTCCACAAGCACATTGTAAAGATGTTTAGCGGTCGTAAGGGAGAGAAGCTTACCCGTGTCGATATTGCGGACATAGGCAACGTCATAGGCGTCTGTGTGGTCTCTGGCAACGTCCGTAGATCAGCTGAGCTACTCATTGGCCGTTTAGATGATGATAACTTCCTCAATCTCAAGAATGCTGCAGCGTTTCCTGAAAGAAACTCTTATGACAGAGACAATCCAGGTTGGGCTTGGATGTCCAACAACTCAATAGAAACATCTGTTGGCGTGGATCTATCCAACATCGTTGAAGGCATTTCCCTCAATGGTGAGCCAGGTGTTCTATGGATGGATATGTCACGTAAGTATGGAAGATTAGCTGATCCACCAAATAATAAGGACCACAGAGTAGCAGGGTATAACCCATGCGCAGAGCAATCCCTAGAGTCATACGAGTGCTGTACGCTTGTAGAGACCTATCTTAATAGGCATGAGACCCTAGAGGATTATAAGCGCACCTTAAAGTTTGCTTATCTCTATGCAAAGACGGTAACGCTCTTGCCGACACACTGGGAAGAAACTAACGCTATCATGCAACGCAATCGTCGCATTGGGGCTTCCATGTCAGGTGTAGCAAACTTTGCTGACCGTGTTGGAGTTCCTGCATTGCGCGAATGGATGGATCAAGGCTACAAAACGGTTCAACGTTATGATAATGTTTATTCTGAGTGGCTTGGAATTCGTGAATCAATTAAGATGACAACGATCAAACCATCTGGAACCGTATCTATTCTTGCTGGCGAATCACCAGGCGTTCACTGGACTCCAGGTGGCAAGTACTTCAACAGAACTATTAGATTCTCTAACGATGATCCGATGCTTCCGTTGTTTAGAATGGCTAACTATAGAGTAGAGCCAGCTTCGGAATCACCGAATACAACTTCTGTAGTCTACTTTCCAATTAAATCACAAGCTGCAAGAGCAGAGCGCGATGTTACAATCTTTGAAAAGATGTCGTTAGCTGCAACTGCACAAAGATATTGGTCAGACAACTCTGTATCTGTGACTATATCATTTGACAAAGACACAGAAGCACAGCACGTTGGTACTGTTCTACATATGTATGATGGTCAGTTAAAGACTGTGTCATTCCTCCCAAGTGGTAACGACACATATCCGCAGATGCCATACACTCAAATTACAGAAGAGGAATACACAGCAGCTACGCTGGCCTTGTTCCCAATAGATCTTTCGGGAGTCTATGCTGGTATGGCAGCTGATGCCATAGGTGAGAGTTATTGTACAACTGACGCATGTGAAATAAAATTCATTAAGGACAATACTAAATAATATTTCTGGTGCTATAATAGAAGTATGGAAACAGAAGATTTAGTTTCGGTATTAGATAACGGATATGTAAGACTCATTGACTCAATGGGCTCAGACTTATCCGTTGTCAATGCCGCAAGAGCATCATTTGCAAAAGAATCAAAAGAGTGGTCCTTAAAAGACGGAAAGCTATTGGAGTTCCTGGTAAGAGAAAACCACATGTCTCCTTTCAGACATGCGTTTGTAACTCTTGAATTTAAAGCACCATTGATGGTGGCAAGACAGCATTGGAAATATGTTGTCGGCTCTGATCATACTATGGACTCGTGGAATGAATCATCTAGAAGATACATTACGATGGATCCAGAGTTCTATGTGCCAGAACCAGACGAATGGCGTCTTGCTGCAGAGGATAAGAAACAGGGTTCCTCAGGCTTTGCTGGCCCCTGGATTGGCTCCACGCTAACAACAGAGCTTAAGCAATTGGTTGATAAATGCGAATCGATTTATAACATGGCTCTTGAAAATGGCATAGCTCCCGAACAAGCTCGTCTATTTCTCCCTGCATACGGCATGTACGTTGTGTACAGATGGTCTTGTAGCTTGCAATCACTAGCTCTTTTCCTTAGTCAAAGATTATCAGAAGATTCTCAGCTAGAGATACAACAGTACGCAAATGCTGTGTATACTCTAGTGAAACCAAAATATCCAGCATCTTTTTATTCACTCTTAGGACTCTAATGGCCGCAGGTAAGTTAAATTATATTGTCGTATATCCAAACATCAGTCAGGTTTACGGCTGTGCATCTAAAAAGATTGCTTTAGAATCAGCCCCACCAGAAGGTTGTTCCTTGGAAGATAAGAAGATATTATTCATAACATACGAACCAGATAACGACTCTCTTTCTGTGTACCAAGTACCAAAAGAAGAAGTTATGAGCGCTGAGATAAAAGAAAAGAAAGCAAATGACTAAGAAGATTCACGAAAAGAAAAAAGTCAACGTAAAACTTGAGTCTGGACAAACGTTCTTAGTTGCTTCGATAGAAGAAATGTTACAAATAGCAAATGCTTTGGTACACTTATCATCGTCAACAAAAGATGAAAAAGAAAAACTAAAATTAATTATGTTAAGTGAAGAAGCAATAAAAGCTATAAATGAAAATCAATTTATTAGTAGAAACATCGGTGAAGATGATGAATGGTAAAACAATAGCTATATTTGCGGGGTTCTTTGCAATTGGAGTTGCGCTTGGCAAGGCAAAACAAAACGCATTCAGTAATAATGTTAGCAAGAGTAAACTCACTACAGAGCAATGCCTTAATAGACTAAGTGAGTTTTGTATTGACGATCCAGTATCTGCTAAAAAAGACTTTTTTGAGTTCATGGAAATGGGTTTTACGCCAGAAGAATCTTTTGAGATTGTTTCAGCCAAGGAAGTCACACTGTGATAGATCTTTGCGTAGTCAATTACAACACTAGACCGTTGCTACAAAGACTAGTAGACGAACTGCATAAAGGCTTAGATTCATCCAATAAGAATTGGAAGCTCTATATTGCAGACAATGATTCTTCTGACGACACCATACAATGGATCAGAGAGAACGATTCAAACTATAGTATAGATAGAATATTTCTTAATAAGAACATAGGCTACTCAGCTGCATGCAATCAACTGGCAGCTTATGGCACCGGCGATATCATTGCACTTTTAAACTCAGATGTATGGTTTACTAACGAGGATATCAACGCCGTACAAAAAATATTTGATGACAATACTGACATCCATATTCTAGGCCCTAAGCAAAGAGATGAGTATGGCCTAATCAGACATGCTGGGATCGTCGGTTCAAACACACAACCAAAGCACAGAGGTTGGAATCAGGCAGATCAAAAAGACGAGCTATACAAAGACCGAGTACCGTGTGTGACGGTATCGGGTTCTGCTTACTTCATTAGAAGATCAGTTTGGGATGCCCTAACAAACGATGAAGAGTATAGAAAGATGTACCCTGAGGCAATAGGAGCTTTCCTACCAACGCCTCATTACTACGAGGAGACTTGGTGCTCCTACTTCGCACGTCATCGTGGCTACAATGTAGTGTATGATGGTAGCGTGTCAATTGGTCACAGCTGGCATGCATCATCACCAAAACCAGGTGAAGGCTACAGTCATGCTGATGCCCAATTCAAAACAAGTCAATCAATATTTCGCAAAGCCTGCGATACTATAGGAATAGAAAGAGATTAAAATGTCAGATCAATTTAATGTTTACCTTTACAATGCAGAAGTAGTTAAGATAGTCGACGGAGATACTTTTAAGATTAATATAGATCTTGGTTTTGAAGTCCACATTGGACCAAAGAGCGTTAGACTATATGGTGTCAACACACCAGAGAGCCGTACCACAAATCTTGAAGAAAAGAAGATGGGACTTGCAGCAAAAGAGTTTACTGATCAGTGGATTAAGAAAGCTAATAATAAAGTAAAGATTGAAACTATCTTAGACAAGAACGAGAAGTATGGTAGAATCCTTGCTAGAGTATGGAACGAAGCTGGAGAATGTCTTAACACTGAAATTGTTAAGGCTGGATTAGCTAGAGAATACTTTGGCGTAGGCGACAAAACTTTTCAGGAATTTAAGAAGGCATAATGCAAACATTTTTACCATACGCAGATTTACAAGAGTCAGTTCGGGTATTAGATTATCGTAGACTTGGAAAGCAACGAGTAGAAACTTTCCAAGTCTTAAACATCTTACTTGATCGCACTCCAACAAAAGGTTGGCGCAATCATCCGGTTACTGTTATGTGGACCGGCTATGAATCAGCTCTACAGCTCTATCAGAACTACACCATTCAAGAGTGGATTAGCAGAGGTTACAAAAACACCATGCTGTTAGAGGAGATAGATATAGATTCAGTAGTTATGCCACCATGGTTTGGCTTAGAAGAATTTCATCGTTCACATAGGTCTAATCTATTGCGTAAAGATTATGAATATTATTCCCAATATTTTGACGAAGATCCTAATCTTCCATACTATTGGCCAGCTAAAGAGGTAGCTAATGCAAACTAGAGTGTTTTTATCAGGCGCTATAGAAGATGTTCAATCTGACTTTAAGTATAGTTGGAGAGACGAAGCTACTGCGCTTCTAGATCATAGAGGTTTTAAGGCAGTCAATCCAATGGACTATGCTCTTGAGGAAGAAGACTCTGAACCAAAAGAAATAGTAGATAAAAATCTCTTCTTGCAAAAAAGCTGTGACATTATTTTAGTAGAATATAGATTACTTTATAGAGCATACATAGGTACAGATTTCGAAATGACCTGGGCACACTTCAACAATCAACCAATAATTGTTTGGGCGCACCAAGATTTGCAGCATAGAAAATATCTTAAATTTCTTGCTACAAAACTTGCAGACACACTAGAAGAAGCTGTAGAATATATATCCAATACATATCCATCCAATAAATAAAAGGAAATAAAATGCCAGAGAACAAATTCAATTACTTTGCTGTTGTTACAACAACACTAGTAAAGGCCAAGAACAAAGAAGAAGCACAGAAGGTTGCCTCGAATCGTCGTGGTGTAACTGGTGAGCGTTTGTTCCAATCAACTGATATTGAGCGTATTTCTTCAGTAGAAGCACGCAAGCAAATCGAAAAGTTGGGCGAGTAATTTATTAATCTGTGGGGCTGGACTAACCTTCAGCCCCACATTATTTTTGGAGTTTTATGATAATAGCTCAGATGGTTGGAAGAAATGAATCTTCCAAATACTTAAAAGAAGTGCTAGAAAGACTTAAACAGCAGGTAGACAAGATAGTCTTCACTGACGACTGCTCGGAAGATGATACGGCAGAAATAGCTGCATTGTATGCACACGTATACGTGAATGAAGAACCACTTTTCACGGTTAACGAAGGGGCCCTGAGAGCAAAAGCTTGGTCAAATTTAGAACAGCACGCTAAAGAAGGTGACTGGATTATAGCCATTGACTGTGACGAGATGCTTTACGATGCAAAGGATATAAATACTGTATCCGTTAAGCATGTTCTTGATCAGTCCCCATATGACGTAGTAAACGTTCGCTTCTACCACATGTGGAATGAAACTCAGTACAGAGTAGATAAGCTTTGGGCACCTAATAATAGTTCTAGAATCTTTAGGTTTAAGAATGGCGGAAAATTCTTAGACAGAAAATTAGCTTGCGGTTCAGAACCTACTTATGTTGTAGAAGATATAAGAAGAAGAAATTATTGGGTTCATTCAGGTCTTGTCATGCAACATCTAGGCTATACTAGAGATATAGATAAAGAGTTAAAGCATACAAGATATATGAATTTAGACAAAGGCGAGTTCCACAATATTAAACACATCGAATCAATAGTAGATCCTAATCCAACTCTTATAACTTGGGGAAATTTCGGAATATGAAATCACATAACGCAGTAGAAACAATCAAAAAAGTATCCTTGATGTTGGAGAGAAAAGAAAAGTTTGCTTTTGTGACATACACAAGATCAGCAATCTTTACTTTGACTGGAGAACTAAAGGGAGAAAAGAAGCCACCAAAGAACTTTGTTAAACTTCTTTCTGATGGTATGCAAAAGAAGGATCCCAACTTCATCAAGGCCGTACAAAAAGACCTGATGCTTTCAAGCATGGATAAGTTAGCAAACCTTAATATAAAAGGTGTTGAATTTTACGATCCAGCTTTCTTAGAGCTTTACATCAACAATAACTATGATGTATTTAAGACTTTTACCTCTTGGTACTTTAAAAATACAAAAGCTATTGTTGTATCTTTCCAGAATCAGAATTATATAGGAAAGTATTTTTCTCCTGATTCTTTATTCATCCAAGTCCCCTATAATGACTTCTACTCTAGGATAGAATCTATTACAGAAGAGATAAAGTCACACAAGGATAAGTACGACCTGTGCATCTTTGATTGCCCAATGTTAAGCGCTGCTTTAGCAGTACAAGTTTGGGACAATACAGACATGTCAATTATTGACCTGGGTAGAACCCTAACTGTAGCTAGAGCATTGGCAAAAAATAATGACAGAGCGAGACAATAAGGCTTACGCCAATTTAAATGCAAAGATAATTAATCTGCTGTTTGAGACTGACAAGTCTATAGCAAAAGCTGCAGAAGAATTGTTTATAACGAGTGAACAACTTAACAAGGCTATAACTAGACTTGGTTTAGGTTGGGTGAAAGACCATAGGCGCAAGATGTCTAAGGGTCAGACTGTATTAACAAGCATAATGCAAAAGCTTTTGCCCAATGAAACAATAGTTAATGAATATCACTTGGGCGAAAGACTTAAGCTAGATGTGTACTGTCCTAAATATAAATTGGGTGCAGAGTTCCACGGTATCCAGCATTTCCAATACACAGAAAGATTCTTTGATACTAGAGATGATTTTTTAGAAGCTCAAAAAAGAGATCTAAGAAAAATACAACTCTGCGAAGAACAAGGTATCGCACTTGTGGTTTTTAGGTACGACGATAAGCTTACTGAAGAGTCAGTTTATGATAGAATACTTACCGCAATTAAGACCACTGGCACAGAGCCTGTAGTTAAGAAACGAAAGAGCATTAAAGATAACCCGACTTATCAGATAGCCAAGAAGAACAATTCCAAAAAGAAAAAAGCCATATACAAAGAGCTAAAAGAAAAGCGTAAAAATGACAGAAAACCAAACTGAAGACAAACAAGAGTATCCAATTGAATACCAAGTTTTTGCTCTGTCATTCAAGAACCCAGGTTCGATAGCATACTTTGATGCACAGTTGCCAGACGAAGTTGTAGGCGCAATACATGGGCAGTCTGGGATACATGAGTTCTATAAGGCAATGCTGTCTTATTTTCATGCAACCAAGCGTGAGGTTGTAGAACCAATTGCATTTAAGTCTTGGTTAGAATCTGAAACAGATATCCATGCAGCTCTTGGTGGATCTTCTGGTGTAGATACAATGATTAATGCTATTCTGAATCTAGAAACATCAGATCATGAATCTATTTCTCAGCTGCTAAAGCATAAGGCTAATAAAAGAAAGCAGCTGGACATACTCCAAGAGTTGCAAATCTTGCTTGTCCAAAAGGGTGAGAAGAATAATAAAGATGTAGCAAGAATTTCTGAGATAACTGCAGAGATAAAGAACTTAGAAAATGATTTAAATTTTAACCCACTTGACAGTGTTGCTACTGCTAATGATATTTCAAAAAGAGCTGCTTCCCTGTTAGAGATCCCAAGCTTTTTGCCGACACAATACAAGTCCCTCAATAGAGCTATGGGTTATACCGACGATGGTGGCTTCTTTAGAGGGGCAGTGCATGCCATAATCGCTCCATCGGGCAAGGGTAAAAGCACATTTGCAAAGTGCCTAATTAATCATTGGGCAGACACAGGATACAAAGTCTTGTACGTTAACTTTGAGGAAGCTGTTCCGCACTGGGAGCGTGTACTCATGACCCAGATCATTGAGAAAAACGTCTATGCTGAAGCAGCTAATTGGAGCGACAAAGAGAAGGCGCAAAACTTAGCTAAGTTTAAAGCAAAGCTAGATGAATGGGGGGACAGATTCATGGTGAAGCATGACCCAGACACCCCATACTTTGAGGATTTAGAAAAATGGTTTAGAAGTATAATGGGTCATTCAGAGCTTGTCCCAGACGTTATTGTTATCGACACAATACAATCGATGTTTACCAAAGGCGGAAAGGGTAAGCCACGTTGGGGTGAGTTCGAAGAAATGATGGTTAGATTAGAAAAACTTGCGAGAGACATGGATTGTGTTTTAATAATTACAGCTCAAGAAAACTCGAACAGAATGAAAGAAAGAAGAGAAGTAGT